TTGCTTGAAATCACCCTGAGGCAACTGAGTCAGACGAACAACAGGGGGGAGAATGTAACCTTCCTCCACAAGTTTAGGGGCAGGAACATTACAAATGACCTGACCATAAACACGGGAATCATTCATGCCAGGTTTCCGAGGAGTGACTGAATGTTTAGGAGTTGCAGTGAAAAAATAACAACGACGAGCATACCGACTGTAAAATTCAGTAGGCACAAAGAAGTTACGTTGAACGGAGTTGTGTGCTTCATCAAAGTAGATCGTATCAATGCTGATACCAGACTGAACAATCTTCTCCAACGAATGATATGTGGTGAAGATCAGTTGCTTGCTATATGCCTGCCAACTCCAGTTTTTGATAAGAGAAGGTTTGGTGCTGCTGAAGTGCTCAGTTTCACCACTATGAACATGATAGACTGCAACATCATCAACATGCTCAAGAAACTCCTTACAGAGTTGCTTAGCAAGAAGAATACGAGGAGCAACAACAACGGTGACACCATGACCGCCACGATTCAGATAATCCTGAATCATACAGATGGTTTTACCACCACCCGTAGGGATGATGACCTGTCCTTTGTCGTGCTTCAGCATTGCATCAACCGCAGTCTGCTGATGTGGGCGAAGGGTGATGGTCAAGCGGATGTCCTGTTCAGTATGGATATATTATAGCAGAGAACCTCTCCCCAGACAACCCAGTGGACAGTCAGTTGTCTGGCACATATTTAATTGCTATCGTAAAGCGATGCCTATCTCTATATGTTGTAGCGCGATGTAAGATGCTAGAATCAAAGTAAACCATACGATTTGGAACTGGAGGTACGCCTGCCATCTGCCCATTTGCATAAAATTGTGTTTCACCACCAAGATCCAAATACCACTCATCAGATGAATAATATAAAAAAGTTATAGATCCCTCTTCATCACAATCAGTATGAAAGTATGGATTTTCAGCAGGAGCAAAGCAGTTAATATACATCCTATTCAAGACAAGATTATCTTCTACAATTAAATCTGTCTTGGAACTAAACAGTTTATAAATCTCATCAGTCTCAGAAATCTCATGCACCATTCCTGTAGGTGGTGTAGAACTTGTATCTGTTTCACCATAAGTATATGATGCCATTTTACAGTAATCAAATACTGAATAAGCATCATCTGTAGATAAAAAATCATCAATAACTTCAATCATTCTGCTACACTATCTCCATACTTACTTAGTCTGATATTAAAAGATATTGTAACTCTAGGTATGTCTGATACTTTTTGAGGTTTAACACGATGTGAAAGATAACAGGGAAACATTAAAAAATCTCCCTCAGATATATCTAAATTAACATATTCTGATACATAATCTCGGTCTAATGAAGGTGATAAAGATCTAGTTCCATTTATTGGATCACAAAATTGTAATGGAGTATGGACATCTCTGTCATATGATAGAAAATGAACACAAGAAAAATGATCTTGTCTAATCAACCAATTAGGATTAGTGATGTGATCATGTAATTCTTGAGAAGCACCTTCTTCATAAAGATTAAACCAAGTATTATTAACTTTAATCTCATATTCTTTATCGAATATCTCATCAAAACATTCTGTATATGATGAATATAATTCAGATTTATGGTTATCTAGCACATCGTGAATATCTTCACCCCATGATGTTTTCAAACTATCTGGTGCTGCCCATCCTTTAGGAACCTTAAGAGACTTAGAGTCCTTTACAATATCAGAAAGCATCATCTCTTTAAGTTCATCATTATTGCTTATCTTACATTGATAAACAACAACCGGAAATAAATCTAAAGCTTTCATTCCTTCAAACCTAACAAACCAAGTCTACTCATCTTTATCATTATTGTCAACCCCATCTGTATCATGTCTGTAATACATGAAAGTTGATACACAATATCTCCCCATTCCATCATAGTAATCAGATTCTTCAATAGAAACTTTTTTTACACCATGCTCTACCCATCCAGGAAAAATTATGATAGAATTATTAACACATTCTAGTTCATAATCATACTCAGGAAACTCTAGTTCTCCTCCTTGAAATTTCTTTGGTTCTTTATAAAAGTAAGAGAACGCTACAAATGCTGTTTTATGGTCAGTATGTGGTACATAATAATCTCCATCATGATAGTATCTAAGTTTGGTTATATCTTGATCAACACGAGTAGCACATCGACATGATGGATGAATATCTTCCAAAACCTCCAATATACCACTGTCGAATATCTTTCTATTTACAGTTAAAATATTTGATATGTCTCGATAGTGTTCACCATAAACTTCATCTAAGATGATTGCTTTGGCATTAGTTGCATCTACTATTCCACCATAGTCCTTTGGTTCTAAAAGTTTCTTTGGTGCAGTATAAAAATCTAACTCTTGCCAGATTAGTTTTAATTCTTTTTCATTATAAAAATTGTTGATGATCATATGAGGAAATGGTCCCTCAGGTACATCGATGTAAATATCTTCTCGCATATCACTCATTCTCTTCATATTGTACCCATCCCCATGATGTAGCAAGATATTTTGAATTTATACCAATAGGAGGATTACCCCTATGAACATGAGTATATCCTGCTGGGAAAATTAGAATATCTCCAGCAACTGCTTTTTCTCTTCTATTTTGATATAAAAATTCTGTTTCTCCACCTTCAAAATCATCATTTAGATACACTTGAATGACAAAGTGTCTCTGAGATGTAGTTACAGTTCCGTTCTCGAAGTGCCAGTTATGAAATCCTCCTCCGGGTCTAATCTTTTTTATCTTCATATCAACAATCAGAAATCTACTTTGCCCAAGAACACTAAATTCTTGCAGATAATCAGAAACACATGGTTGCATGTATTTCGCCAAATCTGATCCGATGGCATGTGTATTAACTAAATGTAAGTCATCAATTTCTTGAGTTACATTTACAGATTCATCATCCTTGAGGTGAGATTGTGATCTTATACCACCAGCAAGAAAACCATTATCATGTAGATAATCGATGTGATTTATTACTCTTCTACATTCATCCTTTGGTACGACATTTTCATATCGCACAATAAAGTCAGTGTGCATAATAAAAATTCAGTTTTGATTATTTATCGGAGTTAAACTATTCCTCCAGTGCTCTGACCACCACTAACTGTTCCATTATTGTAGAGAGTGTAGTTACCTGACTTTTTACGGATTGCATCTCCAGGATGACCACCATTGCCACCCCTTCCTCTATGTTTTTCACCTCGATTACTTTGTCCATTTGCTCCGTCTTCACCAAATTGTCCTAAGGCACCACCATCGCCACCTTTTCCAGCAAATGCCTCATTACGATTGTTAGAACCACCGCCACCCTCACCACCATTGAGGCGGGATCCATGGTTTCCATCAAATCCTCTAGCGTAACTTCTTTCATTATCTGTAAAGTGACTACCAACCGGTCCTTTTCCGCCACCTAATCCTCTCTGACCTCTTTGGTATCCGGCGCCGCCACCGCCACCGCCACCGCCAGCACGTCTTTTATGTTCATCATTTTGTGTGGCTCCACCGCCACCGCCGCCGCCACCGCCGCCACCAGCGATGAGTCCACCACTTTTTACATGAACATCACAATTAAAATTGATACCTAAACCAGTGCTTCCTCTTTTTCCATTTTCTCCATTCTCACTACCTTCATTTCCACCATGACCACCTCTACCACCAGCACCAAAAATTCTACCAGAACCACCAACATCAACTCTTAATTGAGCAACATTTCCCCAATTACCTCCTGTTTTAAGAGCACATCTTTCAATATCTCCAGCACTATCAGTCACATCGGAACCAATATCTTTATTAACATGAATGTAGACCTTTGCTCCGTCACCACGATTTGGTCTGCCTCTAAATCCACCAATAACTCTTACATTATTTGCTTGGTATCTTTGGTATCCAGTATTTGGTCTAACTTCATCACCACCGCTCCAATAATTTACAACAACATTCAATGATTTACCATGGAAGTCACTGAATCTAATTGTTCCACTAATCGGAATAGTTGGAGAAAGATTACCACCAGTGCCATCATTATCTAAACCTAATGTTCCTAAATCACCAACGTTAGGCTCTGCAATTCTATATTCTCCCAAAGATCTACGGGGATTTTGACCAAATTCCGCCTCAATTTGACTGAACGAAAGTCGTGAACCAGAACCGGGTAATGTCATCAGTGAAGATCCTCCCAAACATTTCCTGTGTATATTCTAAGTTTATTAACGTCAGTATTGTAAACTAATGCACCAGTTACAGTTGCCAATCCAGTTTGTATTGCATTAGTAACCATTGGTGGTATCATGAAATTATTAGTTGTAATTCCCGGATTACTGGCATAAGATCTTTGTCCATTTACAGCAGCCAGATCTAATAATCCACGAGGAGAATCAGTTCCAACACCAATAGAATTATGTACTGTTAGATTTCCACCAACAGTGATTATAGAATCACCATCACAGACAGTTGTTCCAATACCTACAGCACCACCCACTTCAATAATAAATCCATCTTCTGCCCCACCAGCACTGAAAATAAGATCATTTGGAGTTTCTGGGTGTAAACCTGTTCCAGAATCAATAACAAGCTCTGCACAAGATACTGTAGTTCCAACTGATATTCTTCCTACAGTTGAAATACCAGGTCCATTTACATTTCCTGCTAAGTTTCCTGTAAATGTTCCTGCGGAAAGATTTCCTGCATTTAAGGAACTAGCGGTCAATGTCCCATCAATTTGGACATCATTCTCGAAGGTTGCAATTCCTGTAACTCTACTACTACCCTCAACATGTAATGTATGATCAGGCAGCGTGATGCCAATTCCTAATCTTCCTTCATAGGAAAGAGTCATCAATCTCTCAGTTGACTTATGATGCCAGAAGAATGATCCAGTATTTACTCCAACAGTACCTGCTTGTAGATAGTAATTGATATTTCCATTACCATAATTTAAGAAGTCAAAGGAGTATGGATCACTGTATGGAGTTGAAATAGATCTATCTCCATATCTAATTTGACCATTGTAACCATTGATAGATTCGGAGGTTCCAATAGTGACTGTTGATTCTCCTAAATCACTCCATAATTGAACTCTTGCATTTGTAGTAAGAATACCCGCTCTATTGATAAAGAGGTCATTACCATTAGAAGTTGTACTATTACCAATCGCTACAGATCCAGTTCTATAATCTGTTCCAATACCAATAAAAGAACTGACTGTAGCAAGACCAACTGTAAGATCGGCAATATCAACATTTGCTGTGGATGTAAGTGATGATGCTGTAGTTGCTGTTCCAGTTACATTACCAGTAAGATTGCCTGTAACATCACCAGTAATTCCACCAATAAAACTAGATGCTGCAACAGCGTTTGCAGTTAAAATACCAACAACAATGTTTGGTGTTCCACTCAAGCTTAATGCTGTTGATGCGGTTCCTGTCAGATCACCTGTAAATCCACTAGTGGCAGTAACCAACCCTGCCTGAACATTTCCATCAAATCTAGTTGCAGTTACTACACCAGTAAATTCTAGATTAGATGGTAACAAGTAATTAGGAATAACAGGAATTCTTTCTGTTCCAATCGTTCCATATGCAATATTGTTTGCATCTAATTCTGTAAGTAAAGATCCAATACCTACAAATGCTGTTGCGGTTGCAATACCTGTGGCTAAAATATCACCCGCAGTACTAAATCCAACACCAGAACTAAATCCAACTAAAGATATATCATTGGTTCCACCAATTTGGAATGTAAATCGTGGATCGGTAGTGCCTACTCCAACATTTCCTTCATTGTAGATACTTGTAAATCCAAGACCCGGATCCACATCTTTCCACTGTGAAGTGGGCATCCCTTGGAGGAATCTGGCATCACCATAATATGTGACAATACCTGAACCAGTAGCAGTTACAATTCCACTACCAATCGTAACTCCAGAACCAACAATAAAGTCGGTAAAAGTTACGTTAGGTGTTGTTGTAGAATCTCTTACCTCTAATGTCTGAGCAAATAGAGATGGTGATGTAGAAAAACCAGATACTTTTACATTTCCCAATACATCCAGATGTTCAGTCGGAACTGTAGTTCCAATTCCGACCAGACCAGTTGGACTTACTACCAGATTATCATTATCAACCTGGACACCATTACGAAAATTAAACTGCTTGTTATAATTCGCCATCTCTTGATGCTTTTTAGTTATTTAGTTTATCTTCAAGAGCAGAAACTTTATCGGAAAGTTCCTTGATTGCTTCAATCAGAAGTGGTACAATCTTCTCATATTGAACAGTAATATAGTTTTCATCTGCTCCTGCGGGTTTGACTGCTTCAGGAAGAACTTTTTGAACTTCTTGAGCGGAAACACCAACATATCTAATATCAGTTGAGAATCCAAGTTCACCACCAGTTTCATTGAAGTTAAATGTAAATCCGTTCAATGAGCAGACTTTATCAAGAGCATCAGTCAGTCCAACTCTGTTGGTCTTCAGACGATCATCAGATGCAAATGCAACAAGATCATTGGATACTGTAAGTGTACCACCATTAAATTTCAATCTAGTATCTCTGTGCAGTGTTTGCTGACCAACATTATTGGCCATAACTGGATACTGATCTCCACTAGTTCCATTAACAATTCTAATTCTATCAGCTTCATCTGCTTTACCTTGGAATCTAGTTGCAGTAACAGTATCACCATTAATAGTAACCTGATCAATAGTTGCTGAACCAATAACTTCTAAGGTACCACTAATATCAGTATCATCTAATGTAGTGTCACCATCAACATTGAGATTACCGCCAATTTGAACATTATCAGTTACGGTAAGATTATCAGCAACACTCAGATTACCACCAGCAGTAATATTTCCTTGAAGATTACTATTTCCAGAAACAATCAGATTATCATCGACTCTTGTTGTTCCACCAGCGGAATCAAGAGTTAAATCACCTGTAGCAGTATCAATTTCATTATCATTACCACCATTAGCAATTCTAATCTCACCAATGTGTGCCTCAGAGAATGGAAGTGATGCAGTACCAATAAATGCACCTTCATCAGTATCGGGACGAATACCTGTATTAACTTGTACTACACCATTAAATGTGGAGATACCAGCTACTTGAATACCACCGTTGGTGATGACAATATCATCACAAATGTACATATTCTTCTGGATAGAGACACCACCATATACTCTCAGTGCTGCCTGTAAATCTCCAGTACACTTAAC